ATCTGCTACTGTTGTACCTAAACCAACTCTTAATTGTCTAGAATTTACAACCAAAGAATCTGGATTTAAATATGGTATTTGACCATTACCAGTCTTAAGATTAGGATTATAAAGATCAAGTGTTCCACTAGTTAAGAAATCTGCTCTATAAAGAGTAAACTTAAGATCTTCCCACTGACTTGGTTCCCATACAGAAGCATTTTGTGATTTAAATAATGAACCGAGATATGGTTGTTGTGATACAAATGTCTCAGTTATTAGATCATTTTCACCAACTCTAGAAATATAAACAGAATATTTGGTAGAATTGGATAACAATACCATTGCATATTCTTTACCACCTTCTAAGTATATTGGTGAAGGGAATGATATAGGAGTAGCAACAGATCCATCTGCAGATAATTGAATCTCAGAAGGTTCTAATACTACTTCAGAATTTGGAATAACAGTTTGAATTGGAGATCCATTTTCCGTTGCTCTTATTTGGAATATGGCAGGGATATTCATATCATCTCTACTTCTAAAGAAGACATCGCATCTTGTTAAGAAAATTCCAGATTCTTCTTCAATTAAGAATGTTTGAGCTAATGGATCTACCCATGATCTTGTTGTTGTAGTTGTTCTTCTAGAACCAGCCACAACACTTCTATCTAAACGTCTACCAAATTGACTGCTACGAGATTCAGAAACACTTTGAGTTTCAATTCTTGCATTTCTAGTAGAAACAATTTCTTCTTGAACAGTTTGTAAAATACCAGTAGATTCAAATGGTTCTTCTGCCTGTGTTGTTGCTCTATCAGTATTATTTTCAGGATCATTAGTCAATTGAAGAACTTTCTTACCAGTCTCAAATCTAGGATGATTACTTAAATTTGGATTAGGAACAAAGAAACTACCTATTAATGTTGCAGAAGTGTCGGTTACCAATCTAACATCCGTTACTCTTGCTTGAGCACCACTAGATTGTCCAGTTAAAACCATATTAGTTTCAACCCATCCATAGTAATCGCCTTGAGCTTCATCTGCCATTGAACGAATATCTATGTTCAATAATGTAGTTGATGCAGAATAACTTGATGGTATTGACTTATAAGTATAAGGATTATCAGAGAATGATGATGTAGGAATATTATATGGACCACCTTTATGATTTGGTTGAGCAACTCTAAAGACTATTTCAGCACTATTACCAGGTGTAGACTGATTACCAAGACCAACACCACCCATAGTTCCGACTACAGTTTCACCTACTTGGAATACTCCAGATGACATTTCAATTTCAAGTAGTTTTGGCACACAATACTTACTAACATCTTGACCATCAAAGAATGGATACATTCTTGTTAATGGTTTAACTCTCTTAGAAACAAATTGAATATTTCTAGATCTTAAGAAAAGAATTAAATCTCTACTTACAGTCCTATCACCTAAAGATTCTCTATCAAACTGTTCAACAACAGCAGTTCTAGTTCCTGTTCTATTACTTGACATTGATTGCCAAGTTTCCCTAACAGTTTCTGTTGTAGTTGTTCTTCTTTGTGTTATATTTCTACCATGCCTATGATTATGAATACTAGTTCCTCTATTAACATTTATTTCTCTAGTAGTGGTTCCACCCCAATTAGTTTGCCATGCATTCCATATTGTTCCTGCAAATCCATTTTGATCTACACCCATATTTTGTTGAGCATCTGCAAGAACAGAAGCAAAATTACCTTCATTATTAATAACCCTAGCTTCAAGTCTTACCGTATCAACCCAGTTATCACTTGCAGGTGTTAATTCAACAGTTCCTTCCCAGAAACTTACCATGAATGGGGTCACACTCTCACTTCTAGTTCCAAAAGTTTGCTTTACATACTCTACTTCTGCATAATCCAAACTAACAATATCACCAGTTCTCCTTACATTAATCCCTTCAATAGTAGAGAAAGTTTTATCTTGGTTTTCATCTACATTAACAACAGGTCCAGGTACAAGATCTAAAGATGTAGTATAATGCTTTGGTCTTAATGCTTGTTGACTTAAATCAATACTATTAGCAAGACTATTAGCAAATGCAGTTTCTTGAGCTCCAACTGATGTAAAGTTGTCAACAAAGAATCCTGATTTAAATCTATTGAATCCATCCTGATCAGGAACAAACATATTGGAAGTAGCATTTTCCAACATGGATAATGTTGTATAATATTCTAAACTCTTAATTCTATCTTCAAGATCTTTAAGATCATTCATCTTAAATCTCTTATATTTTAAGAAATCTACACTGATATCTTTTACATTGTAGATATATGGAGGAAGTTCTAATTGTGCTATTTCTATTGCATCATCAACAATTTCTGGAAGATCTGGATTATCATCAGGTGTTCCATATTTAACTTGAAATTCTCCTTCTTTAGTAAGGAATATTCTATCCCATCTTCCTTGATAGTAAGAGAACGTTGTTAAAATAGTTTCATCCGATGCTAAAACATTTGATGCAGAATGTCCTGTAGTACCAAATGTTCTACCTAAAAATTCAAATGGAGATCTAGCAGATTCTGTAACAGAATAATCAGAAACTCTGGGTCTTATATCAATAAAATCAGAAGTTCTTAATTCGTCAAAAATTGGTATTTCAGTACCAAAATTATATGTATCATAAGACTGAACAGTAGTAATATCTCCAGTATCAGTATCATCATAATAACCACTAGCAAAATAAACTTTTAATTGCTTGGTTGGTGTATCTGCTTCTATTTTTTTCTCAATTGCACCATAGTTATAAATGGTTGCTTCTTGTCCATTATCATAAGAATAATTCTGACTAATATCAAAACTAGGAGAAATTAAAGTAGTAATTACAGAAGTAAATTTAGATTCAGAAGATGTTATAGTTTCTCCTTCTTTGAAAACATTATCATTCTTATAAAGAACTGAAATTTGATTACTTGTTAAAATTTCAGCAACTATAGCAGATGCTCCACTCGATTGTCCGAGTAATGATTCACCAACAATATATTCTGCTGTTGTAGTAGACGAACTTAATATAGAAGATAATGTAAGCTTAGGTGCAGATGCTTCAGTTGTATCGGATGATTCAAATATACCATGTATCTCAATAATATCTGGAGTATTCAATGAAATTAAACCATCTTCAACTCTTGTACCAAAAGGATAATTACCATATTCTAATCCATTATTTAAAGTAGTTTCTCCTATACCCGATCCATCAGTCTTGGATTTTTTAACTATAACAGATTGAACTCTATTTCTTATTTTAACTTTTGCTTTTGGTTTTACTTTTGTCAATGTTGCAATCAATGTTGCACCAGTATCATTCGCACCTAAGTTATAGATTTGTATTGATTTACCACCACTACCATCTACAAATTGAACCTTATCTGAAGTTAAAACTTCTGTAGTTCCATTTGATCTAACTAATGAATATCTTTCCTCATCAAATGGTAAGAAGGTTTCATTCTCACCTGCAGTAGGAATAGCTCCTGCATCTAATTGATTATTTGCAATATTAACAGTAAATATTTTTCTTATTACTAGTGATGCATCTGTTAAATCTACAGTGGCTATATTATGCTTAGGTAATTCGGTAAATAATCTATCCTCTTCTGATGTCAATACATCTGTTGATTGAACCGTTAGATCACTAACATCAATATTACTAGATGGTAAGACACCATTACATATACCAGATACAGTTTCTACACCTTGAATGGTGATAAGATTTGAACCAACAGTAATTACTTTTGCAAGAGTAGGATCATCAGAGTTTGCTAGGTTACTAAACTGAATTAAATTACCAACTTCTATAGCACCTGGAAATAGTTTATTTGTACTAGTTATTGTACTAATACCTGCTTTTACTTGTGTAATTGAAGCAATACCAACACTTTGTTTTAATGTAGGAATAACATCAGCACTAAAAGTATTAACACCAACTAATCCATTATCAGTTGCATATACTGATTTAACATCAGAAATAGTATGATTTGTAATTGCAATAGCAATTCTACCATTAGCATCACCATTGAATATTAAAGGTTCATTAGCATTAAATTCACCTTCTCTTTCATATACAGTAAGTGCAACACCAGCAGTTACTGAATCTTTAAGAAAAGCAGTTGCTCCACTTTGAGCACCTTTAATATAAGTTGGAATTGTTAATGTAGCAGCCTGATTAAGAGTAATTTCAGAAACTGTTTGAACATCATATAATGCCAAATCCCATTGATTGAGATTTCCATTTGATAAACTATATGAACCTGATTCTAATTTATAATCATATACTCTTGCCATTCCAATTTCTTTACCAGGTACATCATACCCATTAGCACCAACTCTAGTATCTCTTAGACTAACAACATAAGTATTACCAACACCAATCTCTGCAGATCCATAATTACGATTTAATGATAAAGTTGGACCAGTATTATATTGTAATGCTTGAGATTTAAGAGTTTTTGCAGTTCTTGTTTTTGGAGAATCTAAAAATGTTGGTTGTATTGTTTCTATAGAATACCCTTTAACATAAGCTTTTCCTGGAGAAACCTTATAAACCATATCATCATCAGATGCTGTAACACCCCCATAAGTCAATTGACCTTGTTGAAATAATCCATTATTTCCTTGATTATCATTTAACGAATTTAAAACAGATACATCAAATGGTTTTGTTAGATAATTTCCAAATGTTTCATAAGTTCTTTTTGCTAAATTATCATTTAAATCTTTTGTAAATACAGATCCATTATTACTTCCACCTTTTGTTTTTGACTTTATAACACCATCTTCAATTACCGCAAGTTCTACAAAATTATCATCATTGAAATCAGAAAGTGTTTTCTTAAAAAGAGATACAGATATTTTTAATCTATCAGCACCAGGTGCAGAATAGTTATTAAATCCCTGAGAATTATCATTCAGGGTTTCATCCATATCAGCATTAATAATTTCTTCATTAACAAATAATCCAACTCTATAATTTGGATCAGTTCCATATTGATCAAGAATTAAAGTTTCAGCAGAAACATTTACAAAGTTACCTCTTATAAAATATACCCCGTCTTGAATAGAAAATGATGATCCTGTTCCCGTTGATCCATTAGGAATAGTAGTAGCTAATGGACTACCTGCAGTTATTGCAGAATTTCCTAATAATCCAGATGTAATTGTTTGGTTACAAAAAATATTTTCTCCATCTAAAAATGTTTGTGATGAATTATCTTGAGCATTTGAATCAATATAATTTACATATAGTGTTAAATATCCCCTTTCAGAATTCTCTGCTAATAATACTTTATCAACAAAAGCACTAACTCCAGATCTTGCACCTGTAATTTTTAAACCAACTAATTGATTAACATATGCAGATACAGGAACCCCTTGATATGTACCACTCAATTGAACTGCAAAATAATCTCTATTATATGAAATGTTACCAGGTATTACCTTTGCACCTTCTTTAAAAAAATGTTGACCAAATTTTTCAATTTGATTCTGTAATATTGATTGTAACGTCGTTAATTCTCTTGCCTGAACAGGATATCCAGGTTTGAACAGCACCTTATGAAAATCATTTGCTGAATCGAAGTCGTCGAAATATGGGGCTACATTTAAATTAGTTTGCTGTGGCATGATTTCTTAGAACTGCAAAATGATCTTGATATCTTCTTTTTGATTCACCGACCTAGTTATTGATGGACGGTTATCGACATATATAATGTTTCCTGAATACTTCTTAGCCTCAGGACCAGCAATCCCACTCACGAAAGATTGCCCAAGGTTATATGTCCTATTATTTATTACAGTCGAAATACCGCTAAACACAGTATCAATACCTAAATTCGAGTTTGTTCCAGAGTCTGGAACGATAGTTAAATTACCAACACCAGAGGGAGTACTTGTAAATTGAAGCAATTCATACCCATATGTAGGGTTTGTAATTGCAGCACCTACAGTAGTAAATCCAGCAAGTGACTTATCTTGCCAATATTTCAAAACTCCAGTATTAGCATCATAACTAATAACTTTACCAACCGCAGTTTTACCTGTTCCTATAGTTTGTCTAATTAAAGTATCTGCAGTAAAGGTAGCAGAACTATAACCAACACCAGTAAGTCTTAAAGCTGGTACAGCACTTGCTTTATCAGAAGTTAATAATGTATTAGTAGTTACTTTTGGATTTTCAACTATACCAACTCTTGCAATTTGGTTTCCAGTAATAAAGTCTGGGTTTTCATTATCATTTTCAATGCGAGAATATAAAAGTACATTAAATGCACCAAGTTCCCTATAAATGTCTGCACCATGACCACCTTCTGGAGGAATAATAACATCAAAAGTAGGAATTTGAGTTCCTGTAGGAACTCCACCTGCAAGTAAATCAACAGAACCATAGGTATATCCTGATCCTTGACTAGTTACAGTCACAGAATCAATTTTATACTCATTATTTACAACAACAGTACACTGAGCACCACTACCATTTCCTTTGATAGGAACATTAGTATATGATGTTGCAGTGTTACCTATTGCAGTTCCTCTATCTGTAACAGTTACTATTTTAATAGAACCATCAACAGCACTATTCCTAACAGAAGATGCATCAGTAGAAATTGCCCAATCTTGAGGGACTGGTAAAAAATCAGTTGATTCAAACTTTACAATATCAGCTGGTTTAATTGTATAAAGATATTTCCAAATATAACCATCACCACTACTACCTGCAGAACGAGGTTCTAGATCAGTAAAAGTGGGTTCATCTAAAGATGGTTTACCATTTGGATTATCAGGATCAGTACCATTCTGTAAACACTCATATACTCTGAAATCACTATTCAAAACATAATAAGATGCAGAATATAAATTAGTTGCTCCAGAGATTTTTGCTCTATTAGAACTACTATAATCACTCCGATACATATCATAAATTGTACCAGAAGTCCAAATTCTTTTCCTTACCACCTGCCTAACATCAGCTGCATTGATTTTCTTCAATGCAATCATAGTATCCCAATAAGAATCTTCTTCTTCAAAGTTATCCTTTGGTGCAGGAGGAGATTCATTCCAATCACTCTGAACATCTGATGGATTTGGTAAACCAATAAAAGAATAATAGGAATTAGTTGTAGCACCAATACCTGCTACAAAATTCTTCGCATTTAATATTCTAATTTGATCTGTTATGATAGCAGACATTGTGAAAAGTTTTTATTTATTTAGAGTAGTTTATGAAGGTATAATAATATCGCCTTTCATGGAAGCATGGGAAGTACACTGGTATTCATAAGTACCAGGTGCATCATGAGGTATTGTAAATACCTGTTCACCCGTTTGAGATCCACTTACATATGTACCAACACCTATTGATGTTCCTTGAAATTGAATCCTAAACGGATGGCCACCCGATGTATTATTAAAGATATAGGTAAATCCTCTTTGTAAGTAAAGAGTTGGATCATTAGTTGTATTTAATACACCAGGTCCAGCAAAACGATAATTAGATGAACCGTCTGCAGTAATATTATATTTAATAGCAAATCCAACATCAGTTCCATCGCCTGTTGTATCGTTACTATGGAAACTACCAGAAGTAGTAACTCCAGTAACACTTACATTAGTAGTGACACCAACTTGAGCAGCATTGACTGTCATACTGTTGGTACAAGAAACTATGCCAGCAGCACTAGCACTGTTGCTGATTACATTTAACTCGTTTACGCCAAAGCTTTTATCTGCCATTGTTCGTTGTTTTTAGGTATTTATTGTAATGATATAGTTATATTACCAGCAACGGAAACATTGCTAGTTTCTATTGTGGTAGGATCTTCGCCACCAGTTTCAGCATCCCATATTATAGATCCTGGACCACCTTGTAAAGAATATGAATCAGTCCACCCACTAGTTGCTGAATTATCCTCTGAACCATAGTAAATATCAGCATCTGGTAGTTGACCAACAATATTGTTTATCCAACCCAGTACATCGTCCCCAGTCCAATGTCTCATAAATTGAAGTTTCGTGGCAATTATACCTGCAGCCGTTGGACATGCAGAACTAGTTCCACCAAATAAAGCATCTTCAGATGTTGAAGATGTTGTAGAATCTATAACATATGTTGAATCAAAACGATTATATCTAGTACCATAATTAGTAGACGCTGCTAATGTATTTTTACCTGGAGAATAAAAACGAATAAGATTACCCATATTACTATAAACTGCTCTTCTTTCTTTATTAGGAACTCCTGTATAGTCTTCATCTAATGCACCCACTGGTATTGTACGATATCTAGTAACACCATTCTCAGTTTTCTTTCCAATTTGACCAGGAAAACCTTGACGATTGATAGTATTGGACATTGCAAATCCATATACAGTCGCAGTTGCACTTGCTAAAGCAGTATTATTACTAGCAGACCAATAATTATCATAATCTAAGTGATCAGCTTCAACTAATTTCTGTCTAGTATTTCCTGCAGAGCATACAAATATAACACCTGCTTCGACCATTTCATCACCAGCAGTTACCATACTATTAGATTGATATTCTCCTCTAATAGCTGATTGATAAAAATTGTTCATAAATGCAGGTTTAGTACTATATGATACTCCACCTGTACCATCAGTTCCTGTACGATAATAATAGTAACCACTACTATTAATTGATTTACGATAACCCCAACTATTAGATGTTACTGTTGGATCTTTAGTTCCATACTTTGAATTAGTTGGTTTATTCTGATGGAATAATTTTAATATATCAAAAAATTCTTCTGTATCAATTGAACTTGTTCCAATTACATTTGCAAACCATTTATTGGAATTAAAAGCCCAACCGTATTGTCTTCCATATGTTTGTGACATACATGGTGTTGCATGGTAATCGGATGATGTACCTGCAGGGTCATTAGTATTAGATCCATTACAATTTGCTCTTGTATAACTTGTAGTAATCGTACTAACTGTTCCTATACTAGAAAATGCAGCAGATCTTTGAGAAGAATTAGACCACCATAGTCTTGCTACAGATTCTACAGGAACCCTAGTACCATCCCAACGTAATGTTAATCTACTACCAGGATTTGCATTAAACCAATCAGGATCAATATAATAAGGAGCATCTAATACTAGATCTAAAACATCACAAGAACCAGTAGTTGTATATTGTGAATATCCAGCTTTTAATGCATTAGTACCTCTATACTTTTCAGGACCACCCAAATTACCTTGAAATTCAATATGACCAAACCATGCTCTAGTATCAGCAACTACAACATCAACATCTGATCCATCACCATAATATTGAAGTCTATTATTTAAAGCATCATTAATTGTTGAATATTCCCAAGGATCTTCTTTGGTGTTAAGTCTTAATAATTGATATCCAGCCCTATTTTTATCAGAAGAATCTGGAGATGCAGGTAAGTCAGGATTTATATTTCTATAATTTTTTACAGTAGAATCATATCTGTAGTTTTTTACAGCATCTAATATTTCAATAGGATCTGGTTTATACGTACCTGCATATCTGGTAACATCAATAGTTACATATGAAACTTTAGCATGATTTCTAAGATCAACTGCTTCTGCATCAGTTAATTCGTATACTGCTCTAGTTTGACTATGTACTTTTTCGTCAGTTACTGTGACAGCATCATCAGGAACATTAGTTTCAGAAGTACCGCTTTGTTTTAGTAAATTATCAATAAATTGCCAATCTGCAGCATTTGCACAACCAACAGAGTAAGCCTTCTTACCAGATGAAGGCTCTTTAGGAAGAGTATCCTTATAATC